AGTCCTGTGCATGTATCTCCATTAGACCAGTTAGCTACTATTGGATAATGTAATCCTGTTATTGAAGTTGTATTAACAGCATTACCTGAATTTTCTGCTGTCCCATTCTTGTAGAAGTAAAGATTACCATTATCGAAGTTTATAGCAACTCCAATCACATCTCCTACTGTATAACTATTAAGGGAAACTATATTAGAACCAGTGTTATATCTATACCAACCATTAGAGCTATAACTATGTGCGGTATCTGTCCAAAGATTGCCAGATAAAGTATTGAAGTCCTCTTTAGCCCAACCGACTATATGATCATCAGGTGAGCTAGGTCCAGCTTTTACTTCATACTCAAAATACCACTTACCTGAACTTACTCCAAAAGTTCCTCCCGCAGTTTTCCAAGTAGCTCCACTAGATAAAGTTTGCTGCAAATTACCTTGAGATAAACCTAACCCTCCATTTTTCAAAGGATTTAAAGTACAGTAGTTTCCGTGGGCATCTCCCGATGAGTCCTCGTAATTAGTAGGCGTATCGTTGAATATATCTAGTGATTCATTTGAATTAACACTTACGGTTTGACCATTAACTTCTATTGCTTTAAAACCTAAAACACCAGGATCACTATCGTTTGCTCTATATGCTCTAAACGTTAGTTTATTGCTTGGGCCTATAGTCTCTCCATTGAAACTTGTGTAAGTAACCCAAGAACTTGCATTACCAGATGTTTTAGTAATTATTTGGCTCGTTCCGCCATCTGATGCAATACCACATTTATAGTCCGTATAACCTGCAGAAAAATATGCTTTTAACCCATTACTGTTAATAGTGATGTTGCTACCAGGAGTCCAATAAACCCTTCCTCCGTCCGCACTAGTTACTTCAGTTGATAGACTGCCATCAAACATATTGCTCGTAAGAGCAGATCCACTTCCTGTAACTTCTGAACTAGGAACTACCAACCAATCAGTATCAGCTGTTTGAATATTACTTACAGTAAAATCATTGGAGTTTAAAGAATCCTCTCCTAGATCAGATGCATTATTGAATTTCAAGTGGAACGAATTATCTACGGCTGAGTCAAGTAAGACATGACCATCAACTTCTATCTGCTCTAAATAAACAAATGAATTCCCAGACGCACTTGCTGTTATTGCAAGCTTATTCAGTGTCCCACTACCTGATGCAACTGTTACCCATCTATCGTCTTTTACAGTAAAACCTGTCCCATCGTTAATTGAAACCGTTTGATCACCTGCACCTGTTGTTGATGTAAGAATTCTCACTCTACTGGTATAAGATATTCCTCCAGATGGTTCAAATACAATACCTCCTCCTGATACAGCTCTAGCTCCAACATTGCTTCCACCAGAACCACCATCAAATGATCTGTCCATTACATAAGTGGTATTCTCGGCTCCACCTGATGTTTCATCGCTCCACTTCGATCCATCATTAGGGTTAACTCTAGTCGTTGGATCAGTTATTCCGTCAATTAGGATTACACCGTCCACCTCTATTCCGTAGAGTTTTTGGTTTGAAGCACCACCGTAAGTAAGTTTAAGTGAAATGCTAGTTAACTTTCCGCCTGGTATATCTTGTTCCTTGCTCCAACCATTGCTATTAGCACTAACATCAGCCCATCCATGATCATCTCTAACATAATCACCACCATTGATACTTAAATATTCATAAGCACCAGAAGTACCTTGAGGTTGATAACAAAATACTCTAACTTTTTTACCAGTTATACCAGCACCAGGAGCAGTGAAAGTTATAACAGACTGATCGCCTGATGAATGAGAAAATTGAGCGTATGTATTTGTGTTACCATCGAAAGCTCTGTCAGGTTGTGTAATAGTTTGAGAACTTCCTGACTTATCACCAGTTAAAGTATTACTCCATGTGGTTCCATTATTTACTTGATTTAATGCAAATTCTTTTGGATTCCAGAGCCCTGCGTCATTAAACGACCCAAACACTGTTGGGTGCAAAGCTAATCCATCAATGAATTGTACATCTGAGTAATAAGCATCTGATGGATAATGAGTACCGTCTTCATACCAACCACCTACCCTGGCAGTTATAGCATTATCATTTATATGTAATTGGTAATACTGAGAAGGCCAAGTTGCAGTCCCAAAACTTGTTTGTTTTACACCATTTAAATATATTTTAACCCTGTCAGTATTTGTTGCCTGAGTTGTATCAACTGCACAAACAATATGCATCCATGCTGAATAATCTTTTAGTAGTGCTGATGTTCTTATGTCACAATTGGTATAAGCACCACCATCTTCTCTTTCTTGAAATCTAAGACTACCCGAATTATCTATCATCAAACGACAACCACCATATGTACTCGTTACAGAATGGCCAAAAATTGTATGATAATCTAAAGAAGATTGTTTAATCCAAGCTGATATAGTAAAAGTTCTTCTATTACCTATTCCTGTGGTTCTAGTTAATGTAGGAGTATCTGGTTTGTTGAACCTAATACTCTTCTCAATTTGATATGCAGTATCAGCGGAGGGTTGAGAGGCACCCATCCGCATTGTATCACTAAGTATTGACATATTACTTCACATCCAAAGAAACCACCGCATGTATCTTATTAGCAGCAGCAACGATATAATCTATCCTGTCTACAGCTGCAGCGGTTGTTGACAGAGTTGGTGCAGTTCCACCGACCCATTTCCAATCAGCATGGTAAGCTAAAGTTCTAGAACCAGTACCATCTTGTGTTACAAAGATTGAACCTGATTGTCCAGCTACTTGGTTAGTAGGTTGACCTAATGTTCTATTACCTGCTAAAGTAACGCTAAAATGATTACTTAAAGCCAAGTCTGTTGCAATAGTAGCTCCATCTGATAATGCAGTTATTTCAGCTCTAGCTGCAGCATTAAAGGTTTTAACACCTGTAACAGTCTCTGCACCAGATAAAGTCAAAGCTGTTGAAGGTACTAAGGTATCTACATATGCCTTAACTGACTGTTGACTAGGAGGTCTAGCAGCTGAGTCACTTGACATGTTATCTTCATCTATCAAAGATAAAGTCTGTGCATCTACATATGCTTTAACTGATTGCTGACTAGGCACCTTAGTAGCTGAGTCAGTTGACATATTATCTTCATCTAGAAGATCAGCTGATATAGCATAGTTATTAGCAGATGCTGCAATACCATCTAATTTAGTACCGTCTACTGATAAATCACGACCATCAACAGTCTGAGAACCGGAGAAGGTAAGGTTACCTGTTAGTTCTCCTCCAGTTTTTAATAGTACATTACCAGCTCCAGCAGCTACCCAAGCACTACCAGTATACGCCATAAGCGTTGTGGTAGAAGTATCGTAGTACAAGTCACCAGCAGCTAGTGAAGCTCCTCCACCATCAGTAGATGGAGCTGAGCTTGCTATCTGATACTGACTACCATAAGCATTTATATTAGTAAGGTTAGTTGCACAGGTATTTACATTAGCAATACTACCACCGACATTATTAACATTGGTAATATTACTAGCAACCGTAGTTACTTCAGTGGCTTTAGGAGTTACTCTATGGAATGTATAGGTATTTAACGTAGTAGTTGTTTCTACGATCATACCTAATGTAGCAGCATAAGTAGTGCTATTCTCTAATCCATTAATAGTTACAGTAGAACCACCTACAGTACCATTAGATATTGTAGCTACCCCACTCCCGTTGGAGGTGATAGAACCAGCGAGGGCTTTAATACTAACAAGAGTTCCAGCGCCATTATTGACATCAGGATTAGCATTCGGAAAGGATGTTTCATTTGCTATAGGGACAAAGCCGCCAACATCGTCAACTAAATCTGTTATACGTGCATCAATAGCTGCAGTAGTAGCAACTAAGTTATCAGCTGCAGACCAGGTTTCACCAGATTGAATCTCTTCAGCACTAGCTAAATTGTAGTACCTAGCATCAGCATCGGTTTTAGTATAGAAGTTAGTATCTATATAGTTCTTTGTAGCAGCATCCTGAGCACTGGCAGGATCAGCAAGACCAGTTATCTTGTTAGCTCCCATAGGTAAAGCAGCTTCCATAGCTACACTACCATCTTGGTCGATCTTGTCTCCAACAGAGTTAGCTGCGTTAGTAGCTGTCGTTGAAGCGCTGTTCGCAGTATTTACCGCATTAGTTGCATTAGTTGAAGCTGTGTTAGCTGTACTAACAGCGTTCGTGGCGTTGGTGCTAGCGGTGTTAGCAGTACTAATAGCTGTGGTTGAGTTACTTAAAGCAGTTGTAGCTTTTGAAATAGCAGAAACATAAGAGCCACTTTCAAGAACCCTAGAATTAGTGAGAGAGTCAGCAGCATCATTTTCTGCTTCTTGAGTAACGTATAAATTCTGCGTATAGTTATCATTTAAATCACTCGATCTAATAGCTGAACCAGGGTAAAAAGTAGCAGCCAGTTTATCGCTGGCTGTATCCCTATAAACTGTTCCAGTTACTCCACTCTTTGGAGCACCCGTCGTTTCCTGCCAGTTTGTTGCATCAACAGCAGAAAACGATATTGTTGTAGCATCGGCGAAAGTAAATTTTGAATTGTCTAATGTAGTGCTCCCATGAGTGGAATGGATTAACTCTACCTTTAAGTCTGATTGATTTTGATAAGGGAAGGTAAATGGAAAGTTAGTTTTACTTCCATTTATCCCCGATAAAGTATTCGAAGTAGTTGCCATAATGCTTAATTCATATCAAGTAATACTTGAACTCGTTTTTGTGATTCTTTAGCTGATCCTGATCGACCACGCCTTAAATCTTGATTTCTAAACCTTTTTTCTCTTCCAAGGTGTGTATATTTTTCATTAGAAGCTTCCAAGGAATTCCATGCTCCTTTAAAAGCTCTATCATGTATAAGATCTAGTTCTCTATGAACTAGCCACTCTTTAACTGGATATTCTGCTTGACTTTTCCAACCTCTATTTTTAGCATATTCTTTCATCTTTTTACTCCAGAAGCCATCATTCCAAGTCATCATGTTTTGAATTTGCTGCTTTAAGTGAGCATTTTTACCTATCCAATTATTAATATAATGTCTTTCTGAAGTAGTTAAAGGCATCCCAGTTATAGGATTTGTCCTTAAAGTTTGTAAACCATCCCAACCTGTAGATAATAACCACTGTCTCCAAGGTTCCATACCACCATTTGTTTTAAACATAGGTAAGACAGAATTCATAGCAGCTGTAGTAGGATCAAAATATCTAATAGGTTCACCGTCATATACATCTAATAAATCTTTTAAATGCTCATTACTATTAAATAAGAACTTATTAGCATTTGCTAAATAAGCAAAGAAATCATTCTCTACATCTTTAAGTTGTGGAGTAATAGCATTATTAAGAATACTTCTAACACCTTTATAAGGTATTAAAGTCATATCAGCTTGAGTTGCAAGGAATCTATTCCAAGCTCCAGGATCACCTGATAACATAGATACAAGAGGTTGAAAACCAGATAAGAAAGTACTATTAGTTAAATTCATACTAATAGAGTAAGATAGTTTTCTAAACCAATCTTCAGTAACAGCTTGATCTACTCTATTTGCTTGATAGACAATATCACCTGTTAATCCAAGTAGTTTATCAAAAGGTTCAAATCCTCTATAGCTATGCCATTCTCCAGTTACTGGGTTTTTAAATGAAAGAGGTTGCCATCCCATGGCCATCATCCTTCTTTTTTCAGCAGCATCTTGTGGACCATTACCAGTTAGATTACCTTCTAAAGCCCACATACCAGCTCCCATAATCACAGTACTACCCATGATTTGACGTCCAATATACTCAGACTTTAAACTAGCAAATGCTTCATCTGTATTCTTTGTTATATCTATACCGTGTTCTTTTAAAGCAGCTAGTTTAGCTTCTCCAGTTGTAGCACTTAAAACTCTACGTGCTCTAGTCATGGCTGGACCTAAATTACTAGCAGGATTAAATGACCAAGCTAATTCAAATGCATTTATACCAGTTCTAGGGAACATAAATAGACCTTTAGCAGCTGGTACATGAGTCATGAAATCTTCAAACTTAGATACCATGGCATTATCCATATTAAGTGCAATCTCTTTAGAAGCCATTTTAGCAGCTTCATCAGTTAATACACCATTAGCATCAAAAGCTTGATCGTATAAGTTACGTTGTAGTTCATCGAATTTGCTTTGTAAAGGAGCTCCTTTAGTAGCATCAAACAATTCATCGTATGCTCTAGCTCTAGCCATACCAGATGCCATTAATGAATTAGTAAATCCATCTATAGCATACATAGCATTAGTTCCATAACGTACAAAGTTTTGCTTATTCCACCAAGACAAACCTCTTGCTATTTTCCACATAGCTACTTTACCTAACTCACCATCAGCTTCCCATGCTTTAGCCATTTGATCCATGATTTCCATGTTCTCTAACCTTGCTAATTGCATATCAGCACGGCCACGCGTCATAGCTTCATCAGGGTCTCTCATAGCTAAACGCCATTCATCACCCATTACTTTATAAGCACGTTTAATATTTTCTGAGAAACCTCCATAAACCCAACTAGCTCTTTTTAAAGTAGCAGTATCTCCTGTCATTTTAGCACCTGCCATTACAGAAGCTGGTTTTAAGACACTTAGTATTGAGTTACCTAAAGCAGCTCTTCCTGCAGAAAGACCACTTAATACACTATTATATCTAGCTCCTTGAAGTCCTTGTACTATCCAACTAGGAACTTCAGGATTTTGATCTATAAAACCTTTTTTAATTAAGCCTATATTCTCTTCAGCCCAAGCTTTTAATTTAGTTATAGTATCTACTTCACCATTAGTAGCATCATATGCTAAAGCTAATGGTCTATAATAATTAGGGTTTTCTTTAGCTATAGTCTGAAATACTTCATTCACTTCAGAACTCTTAGCTTTTATTGAAGATAGATATTCATCAAATTCGTCTCCCTGTCTGTTTAACCAATCTATAGCTAAGGTTTCATCACCTGTTGATACTAGCTTTTTATATTCTAAAGCTTTCTTAGTAATATATTCATTAGTTTTAACTTCATTACCAAGTAGTTCTAGTTTTTCGAACATCATTTTCATTTGTCTTGATGTATCAACACCTTCTCCCATCATATTAATGGCAGTACCTATATCAGCTATATCATCACCCATCTGTTGGGTGAACATAGCAGATGCTCTCATTTGATCAGGATCGAACATTTTAGCATAAGCTTTATTAAAAGCTGTTGTAGCTACTTCCATCTGTTCTACGCCTAAGAAATTATTAGAATTAAAAGTAACAGCTTTCATATCATCAACGATGAATTGAAACTCTTTAAAATTCAGATCTTTACCATAAATAGCTTGAGTTAAGTTATCTACAGCTTTATTCATTTGTTCTGATTTAATTTTAGTATTACCAACTACAGCATCAAATTGAGGTGATATAGCAGTAAAAAGTTCATCTAACTGAGCTGCACGTGAATTTCCATCAATAGCTTTTTGGAATCTCTTTTGAAAACTTGAATCAGCTACTGGAGCTGCTCTACCATTAAGTGTATCTACATTGTTTTGGATTTGTGTTTGATTTAGTTTAGCCTGTAGTGGATCAGCTTCTAAATCTGTAACTGCTTTACCTGCAGCATCTTCACCAATATCATTAACAAATGCATTATAACCTTGTTCACCATTTGGATCAGCTCTAAGAACTTCTCTCATTTCAGTGTCTTGTGCAGCTTCTCTAGCTAACTGTCTAGGTTTAGTAGCAGCTTCTACAGGGTCATCAAATAATCCAAGTTGAGTTTCTTTTGCAACAATTGCTGCAGAAGCAGCGTCATCTTTAGGTATCATTCGTGCTTTTCTTGCAAAAGTAAATGCAGCACCTATTAATTCTACCCCTCCTGCAAATCCAGCTGCTTCATAAACGTTCTTTCTCCAACGTACATCTGGACTATCAGATGCTCTAGTAGCCCAAGGTATTTGCCAACCTAACCAGCTGTTTAAAGTAGCAGCTAAATTATCATCATCTTTAGAATGAGATGAAATCATAGCAACACCAGTATCTACACCAGTGTATGCTGCTATAGATCCTAAAGTCTTAGCATATTTAGGTATACGCATCGCTTGAGTAGCTGCTTTAGCACTACCTACAACAACACCTCCACCTACCATAGTAGGTAGAATAATTGACGATGCGTCTCTAATAAGTTTATGACCAGGATGAGTTGAACGATAAGAGTTTTTATCCCACCATTCATCAACAGGCTTTAAGAATGGTACAAGACCTACAACATCAGATGCGAAATCAGCTACACCTAGAACAGGCTGTAAGGCTGTTTCAGCTACTCCTTTGACTGCTTTACCTAATACAGGTAATTCTTCTTCTGGAGGCTCTACAGGCGTCTCAGTAGTTTGTTGAACTTCTTCGCCTAATTCCTTTCGATCTCCAAATATTTCATCATGTGATTTATTTAAAGCACTATCTAGTGAATCCCAATCACTTTGAATTTGAGGTTCTAATTCATTACTCATTTCTCATCCTCCTTATTTCAATACATGCTTTAGCATTACATGAAGCTGGTGATCTCCAGTAGCCAATATCAATTGTGTCAGTATTTAAATTTCTATAAAGATCTTCTAGTTCTTCTCTATCATAATCAGACAAGTCTGGGTTGTCATCCCATATCTTCCAGCCTTGGTTTTTGAAAACAGCTTGGAAAATTTTATCTTGATTTTTAGCGTTGAACTTAGAGTCTAATAGAACCTTTGATTCTTCTAGACCTTTTACAATAGAATCATAATCTAAATAGTATCTACCTACTTTCTCTACTCTACCACTTTCCATAAATTGTAAAAGACTTCTTATAGACACATCACTTATATCTATACCATCTAGTTCTTTTGAGTCGGTATGGCTTTTATATGAACCAGGATAAGCACGTTGAACTATTACCTTAGCTTTATTATAATAAGGTGTTTGATATATAGGCTGTTTACCTTTATTCATAGTAACTTCAACGTTGACTCCAACTTCTCTTAAAAGGTCTATAGCTTTAGGACTTATCATTTCGTTATAGATTTTATCAGTCGCATGTAGATACCATTTAGGATGTTCTGGTATAAGTGGTTTTCCTTCAGAAGCTAGTATTTTATTATGAGCTTTGATTTGAGCTTGTTCTATTTGAATAGGATTAAGTTTTCCACCACTCCAGTCGCTCATAGCAGAAGCTTTAGCAAGTGGGTGTGAAGAAATTCCTTTTTCAAGATTACTCATTCTGGTAAATAATTGTTTTCTACTAAGATAAACATCCGTATTTACTGAACTTAAGTTTGATTGAAATTCATTTTTACCACTCAATCTTAAATCAGTAGGAGGTCCAGAAACAAAGCCCATAAAGTCTCTAGTTCCGTCAGTATTTATTTGAATACCCCAATCTCCATCTTCCTTTGCCATTTCAGCTTCTGTATTAGCCATAGCTTCATTATAAGACAATGATGCATTGTAATTATTTTTAACCATAGCTGCTTTGAAGTTTCTATTAAATAAGGATTCAGCACCTTTCCAGGCATCGTTCCATGTAGTAGCTGATGCAAAAGCAGCTGTAGGTAATATACCTCTTCCACCTGCTTTAAATGATAGAAATTGTTTTAAACGTTCTTTAGCTTGTTTTGAAACCTCTTCTGTTGGAGATAGTTTATTATGTGTTTTTAACTGTTCTCTCAGCTGTAAACCTACTTCACTGCTAGGGTTATGAAGTTGAATAAAACTTGTTATATCTATCTGTGCTTCATTGTTCATTTTAGACATAGCTGATAATTTAGCAAATGCATCATTACCAGGGTTTTGACCTTTTGCTATAACATCAGCTAAAAGTGTAGCTGTTTTTTTATAACGTTTTTCAACAGCTTGTCCAGCTAACATTGCTATAGTTTTAGGTGAAGGAGTTTCTGTCATTAATAAGTCTAAAACTTTATTATGAAACTGTTCACCTCCGAGTTTAAGTTTTTGTTCATTTAGTTGAGCTAGTTTAGTTGCTTCTTCAACGTTATTCTGTATAGCAGCTTGTAGACGTTTATACTGAGGTTTAAACATTCTCGAATATTTACCTTTACCAGCACTAGTTTCAACAAATACCTCTTCTAAACCTGCAAATTGTTCTGCACTTAATGTACCATTATTTAAACCTTCTATTGCAGCTTTGATGTATTTCTCATGACTTCTAATCCAAGATTCTCTTGTAGCATCTGGACCTCCAGCATCCATTTTAATAGAATTCCAGAAACCAACAGCTCCTGCTTTTCTACCTGATACCTCATCCCATTTTTCTAATTCTGAATTTAGTAATTTAATACTATACCTAAAATTATTCTTCTGAGCATCTTTATATGTATTCTGATCTAATCTTCTTAATAATGCAGAACGATGTTCTTGCTTTATTCTTGATGCACCAGAAGTTTGCCAAACTTTACTTGAAGGCCAACCACCTTTATCATTCCATTCTGTTATTTGTTCCTTATCAATTTGATCTAATAAGGCTAAAACTATATCACGATTATTACTACCAAAAGCACCTCCAAGAGTATAGGTTTTACCACCTATCTGTCTTTCAGTATCCCATTCTTGAGCGTATATATATCCAGTTTGATTTGCTATTTTTTGAGCATGTAACTTTTGAGCAGCTAACATATGATAGCCACCTGCAGATCTCATCTGGTTAACAACATCTAAAGGTACACCACGTTCATGATGTAATTCTTGGAAAACTGCGTTATTACGCATTTCCTTCTTCCAAATGTGATCTTCAACAGCTTGAACGTTTTGGTAATCTTTTAACGTTAAACCCCACCTATCATGTATAAGTTGAGTTTCTGCAAAGATTTCATCCTTTCTAAGTTTTTGTAACTTGTTCCAATTTTGTACTCCTGTTTCTGTTAAAGATAGGAGTTGTTGGAGATCCTTCCACTTTTGATTTTTATTTCGGTGGTTTATTTCAGCATTCTTAACTCGTTGTTGATAGTTTACCAGTTCTTGATTATGGTAAACACGGCTCATTTCTTGCCTTAGCTCGAAATTTTGCTCACGGTTACGAGCTTCAATTTGTTCATTTCTTTGTAAAGCACTGCTTATTTTGTCAGCTTGCTGACTATTCCAATTAAGTTCCCTTTCCATACCTTTAAGTATGCGTAAGCCTTGCTCACGTATCTTTTCTGCAGGATCGGGAATATTAACGGGCTTTATACTTTTAGTGCTTTGTGAATGTATTTGAAAAGCCATTTAGTTTGTTTAAGTTGTAACGACTTCCATGTCAACATCCAGCTTACTGTAGTCAACGTAATAGAATCCGTCTTTTTCTTTTTGTCCAACAGCGTCTTTACGACCTATTGAGATTAAATCTTGAGCAGATGTTCCTATATACTTAGGACCATGTTTACCGTCTGCTCTGTATCTAAATGTATATTTAGGTATACCTGATGGTGAGGTACCTACACGAGTTATATCATATTTTAATCTATCATCAGAAGTAGCAGAAAGAGCTTTAATACCTGCTGCTATTCCAATTGCTGTACCAGCAACGCTCATAGCTTGCATCCAACCAGGCGTACCAGCTGTAGCAGCACCTTCAATAGGTTTAACTTCTTCCCACCTTTCTCTACTAATAGGATCTTGTGGTGCTTGCATTTCAACTTCTGGTATTGCTAAAGGTCTAGAAAGTTGTGGTTGCTCAATAGGTGTAGGAGCAAGCCTATCTTTAGCAGCTAAATCTTTAGCATACTTATCTAACTGAACATGTTGTTGATTAGATTTGTACTCCTCCGTAGCGCCTTTCATAGATTCTTGTAACTGTCTTTGACCAAATTCAGTCTGTTTCCTTGTATTCATTATTTCAGACGAGATCTGATCATAAGATAAATTAGCTCGTTTTGTAGTTGATTGTAACTTCTGAGCTACTTTATCTAAATTTAAATTATAACTACTTTCTTCCCTTGTTATTAAATCTACTAAAGCACGTTGAGTTACACCTTGATTAGCTATTATAGATTGAAGGTTTTTTCTAGCACTTCTACCAGTCTGTCCCATAGCTGCTAATTTACCTTCTTTTTGTAAACCTTGTAGACGTAATTCTTGTGATTTACTTGCTACTTCTGCTCGTCTTCCTTGTAGAGCTAAGGTCATTTCACGAGCTTGTAAACCCGATTCTGCTACTGCGTCTTTAACATCTAATGTAACACCTCTTTGTTTAAGACCTGCTTGATCTTCTGCAAAGTCAAGTTTCATTAATAAGTCTTCATTTTGAAACCCTATCTGAGTTAATTGATTATTATAGTGCCTGGTGTTATCAGCCGTAGCCATTTCAGCAGCTAAATTATTGTAATCTAATTGTTCTCCATAAGCCTCAACACTAGCATTGAAAGCTTCTACTTGATTATTAAAATCAAATATCCGCATTTTCTCTTTATCTTCCCACTGATTAAGTGCAGTTTGATTTTGCCAATCTGTTTGATTTTTTTGATTACGTTGTGCAATTGCAAAACCTTCTTCGTTATATATAGCTTTCTCTTGGATATCCTTCCATTGGAATTCCCACTGAGCAAGCTTCATATCCCAATCAGGTCCAGTATCGTAACCGCCGCCTCCACCGCTCATAACATTATTCTCCTAGTTGTTTTTTAAATAATTTACGGATTTTTAAAGACACCTCTGTCATTTTAGTTGGACCTTGAGTTAACAAAGCTACTAAAGGTACAATTTCATGATGGGTGTCTCTCCATACATGACTATAAATCTTATCGGTTTCGTCTCCCTTTTCCCAAAGGTTTGCCGCCATCCAAGCGTTATACATAGAGATATGCTGAGATTCCAGTATATCCCTATGTTTACGAAAGAACGGATTAGAAGGTAATCCTACTAATAAGTATTCAACAGTTTCTATTAATTGATCTCTAGAGACTTCTTGATCTTCATCATAGATGTCATCAACTGTTCTAGAAATGCACATTAATTTCCAAAGATAATGTATAGCAGCTGTATCATTATTACATGCTTCTTGAATTATTAGCTTAGTTGCTGTTGAATAAACTTCACGTTCTTTCTGTGTGGTCATGTTCGTCTATAATAACGGGGTGAATAATGTCCCTCCCATGCCATTGAAGTCAATGCTACAGGAAAAGGTGAGTCACTAAAGACTCTTAATGTATAATTATCTGGTTTCTGATGTATTGGTACAACAAATGTATTTTGTTTTTCAATAGGAACATCATCTCCAAGATAATAGTTAGCTTCTTGTGTAGGTGTTAAAGTGTACCATTCGTCTACATATATTTCTATAGACTCAGCTGGTGTTGTTACATTCTTTGAAGTAACTTCACCTGCAGGAGCTGAACCAAATGTTACTGTAACTTTATTTTCAAGAGTAGCATGATCTGCTATTGTATAATCAGTAGTTAGCTGCTGTTTAGCTCCATTAACTTTTACTACCACATCTGCTTTATCTTTTACTTCAAATGAAGGTGAAAAGGCTGTAGTACTTCCATCTCCTGTAAAGGATTCAGTTTCAGCTTGTACACCTTTTCTATTTAATTTGAAACCTACTACACTAGATTGTCCTATAGAGAATTTACATCTAGATACAATAAGAGAAGCTGTGTAATCAGATAGTTTACCTTCAGGATCTTTACGATAGTAAATTTTAGGTAAAGTTATATCATAATTATATTTATATCCTACATATACATTTGCTGCTTGTGCGGATAAATCTTTACTCGGGATTTTGAAATAGGTACCATCGCCATCTGACGCTCGGTCGGGCGATATTGTAAAACCAGACTCAGTAGTACCAGAGAAATTAGTAAAAGCATCACCAGAAATAACAATAACAGGGGTTAACGTTGTTACATCCTTAAATGGGATGTAGCATTTTGAGAAGTCTCCAGCTGTATCATATACAACTTTCTTCTCTGAAGCACCTGTTAATCCATTAGTAGCAGCAGTGTAGAAGTCCATGTGAGGGTTTACCTGTTGACCTTCTGCTGTAGTAATAATTGTTTCTTCAGGCGTTTGAGTCATAGTAGCACTAACTAAATTATATCTAGCATTACCATCACTACCAGTTTTAATGACACCATACATGGTATCAGAATCTATTTCTATGAAGTGAGTATTACCAGGACACTGCCAATTAAACCAGGTCTGCATAATATCTTTCTCACCATCACTGTAAGTACGGTAGAAATAAATTTTATCTGTGCTAGTACCATACATAGCAATGAAGCTATTCTGCGGACTAGCTGTTAAAGCAGTTATAGTAGCAGGTACATATTCAGCGATTACTCTACCTACATCTATAACTCTAGGCTGTTGACCAGCTCCTTGTGGTAACATACCGAAGACTCTAGTAAATCCAGCTGTATCGTGTGTTTTACTAATAAAATTAATATGTGTACCAACATCTACAGGATCAATAGTTTTATCCATTCTATAGTTAGAAAGACCACGTATCAAAGCTGTAGAAGGTGTTAAGTTCCCTTCAGATGAGAACATAATAAATTGCTGGTTCTGACTGAATAATAAGAGACCAGCTGCTGTAGGTATTATACCATGCAATGTAGCAGGTCTAGTACTAGATACACTGATATCAATAGGATCAGCATCTGTAGCAGTTTGAGCGGTAATCATGTAGAAGTTATAATACTCCCCAGCTTGACTCATACATACGTTATCAGCTGTTAGGAATCCTAATCTATTGTTGTAATAGAAAGATTGTTGTATAGTGGTACCTACAAATGAAGGTTTTTCATTGGTGATTGAATCTCCTACAAGTCTATTAGTCCAAGATTTGCTATTAGCAGCTGAAGTACCATCTAATCTACTGAAACTAAATTTATTTTTAGCTGTGTTATGTAGCTGATGTGGCATAGTAGAAGCACTTAATCCTGTTGCCGTTGCAGGTGCTATAGTCTCCTCCCATATACCAGGACCAGATGTACCATTGTCAGCTATAAATTTAGTCCAATAGGTATCAGAAGATCCTCCAGTATTTTGTATTTTAACCTTACGGTTATGTTTGGTTGTATTAGCTAAATCGGTTATACCATTTACTGAACCCATATAGGCAGTAAGACTTTCACCACCTACACCACCTTCTACGGATATAGTAAAATCAGCGCTGTGTCCAATTTCTAAAGTGGTACCTATAATCGTACAAGTTATACCTGATACAGCACCAGGAGACCCATCTCCTCCAGCTAATATAAGAGTTCTTAAAGCTCCTAATATTTCAGCAGTATCTAATTTACCACCACCTGTAACAGTGTCACTTTCAGTATCTGCAGCGTTGGTGAATACATCTCCAGAACGTGTATTTACAGTTGACGTAAACGATGATCCACCTGTTACTGCAATTGTAATTGCATATTTTGCACCGTATTCTACCAAGTGCATACGTACTGTAGCATTTCTTGAGGTCTCTGTATCAGCTGTTAGACCCTCTTCTGCTACAACTCTATTTTTATTAACAACTATAGAAGTATCTTGTATGGTTAAAAAATCATAATCAGAAGACAATACAGAAGCTATGCTATCAGCTGACTCTTTCTTACCTAAGTACTCTCTAGCATTAGTACCATAAGTTACACTACATTTTTTATTTACATTATCATTGATAGTAGCTACTTTAAATGTAGCATTACCACCTCCTCCAGTTACCGTTATTGTATCGTTGACTGTATAACCTTCTCCACCATCAACAATTGTTACACCTGATATGGTACCTCCAGACTGAGCAACATCCACTGTTAACCCTGTACCTGTACCACCTGTAGTAGCTACTTCTGATCCAGTTGAATAACCAGATCCGCCGGATAGTGTGCTTGTAGTGGCAGTCACACCATCAGCTTCTATAGCATTCCATACATGAATTTCTCCATAGGAGCTATCACTTTTACCTACTATACAGCCTACATATTTACCATCTTTTAATTCAGTTAAATATTTAAAACCAGGTCTTTTTTGTAATCCAAAGGTAGGATCTGGATAAGCATTTAAAGCGTCTGTTACTTGACCTGGTAACTTTTTATCGTCAGGTTGGTTAGATACACCACCTAAATAATTTGTAATTGTTTGTGTTACGGCTGCCATTAGCGATACAATGCTTGATAAGGTTTGTAGCTATCGTATGGTTTTTTACCTCTTCCATGTCCAAAGATAGTATAGTCACCTTGGTTACATTCATACTCCATAGCTTGTGCTCTGTTGTATTGTTCTTTTTGAGATAAAAATTGATATTGTTGTGGATCTCCTACTATACGACTAGAGACAATAGCTGCAGCTCTAGCGGTAATATAATCTTGAAAAGGTCTAGGCAGATCAATCCAATCATAGAAGTAAACCACATCACACCTAACTCCTTCTGTCCATTTGGTAGGTAGCCATTCAAAAGTGTGATTAAATTTTTCGTATAATTTTCCATTCCTTCTAACAGCTTCATATTCATTATCTACTTCATCATGTAAATCTATCTGTAATATATTATTAGTTATAACAATTTCATTATTATCATCCGGCTCAAATTTAACATATTTTTCTGTGTTGAAAATCCAGCCTTCTGCCTGTACCTCACGTGATGTATTAATCAACGTATCATAAGCAATCGCAACGTCCGGGTTGGTTTGATCTAGGGTGGTTACAGGTGCCTGACCTACAGACGCCAATATTTCATTTACAGCTGGTAGTTCTTGAGCAGCGTTTGTGGTAGGGAAAGCCATAGTTAATTTATATTAATAAAAAAAAGGGACCCGAAGGTCCCCTTATAGTTAACTGCGTGATTGCGCAGGTGCGTCACATTCGACGCCAGTATATGCAAAGCGTAGGTTCTTTGTATCAGAATAAACATCAGATGCGGAATAAGTTCCACCTTCAGTTTGAGATACAGACTTACGAATTGCTGTGTTGCCACCACTTACACCAGCGGTAGCTCCGGAAACGCCATTGTTCCCGGCTTGTGTTGCAGGGTTTGCCATAATTTATATTAGATATTATGCTTCACCTCTAGCAGATAGACCGTCCGATTGGACTTGTCTACCATACTCCAAAGGTGTAGGCGCGTTTTGTGTTGTAGAACCTACTG